AAAGTTATAAATGACTATCAAAACTATTTAACAGACCATACTCCTGCTCAAAGACTTGAGCTACAGTATCATGATAAGTATAAGGTAGTTGATTATGAGATAAGACACTGGACTAATCTAGATGAAGAATTTTGGAAAAGATTTAAACTAGGCTCTAAGATTCTTGAGTATTACAATGTAGCTCCTCTTAATCATTTTACTATGGAGAAAACAGAACAAGATGGTTCAGTATCTTCTTTTACTAGTAGTATTAAGTATCTGTATGGTTATTTTAGAAAGGACGGGAGTCTTTATAAAATCTACATGCCAAAGAATCTGGATAAGAAGTTTATCAAAGTAGAGAATTACATTCAGGGTGTAGATCAACTGAGCTTTGAAAGAGATTATTTAGTAATTACATCTTCTCTAAAGGATTTAATGTGCTTTGTAAAGCTTGGCTATCAGAATATAGAAGCCATTGCTCCAGACAGTGAGAACAGTATGATTCCTGAGAACATTATTAATCAGCTCAAAAGCAAATACAAGAATGTATGTGTAATATTTGACAATGATGACCCAGGTATTAAATCTATGGAGAGATACAAAGAAAGATATGGTCTTAACTACGTTATACTAGACATGGAAAAGGATCTCTCAGATTCAGTTGCTATGTATGGAGTAATAAAAGTTAAAGAGCACTTGCATCCATTACTAATTAAAGCTTTAAAGAATGACAGCTAGTATAAAACAAGATGTGTTGTATGAGTACATGCAACAAGAGAGTAAATATATTTCTCAGATTGATGATTTAGAACGTGTAATTGAAGCTTTAAATATTGATTACAATAACTTTAGAGAATTATATTTTGAATCAGAAAAAGAGAAAATAGAATTACTTAGATTGATTAAAACACTAAAAGATGAGTTGGGTATATAAAAGTAAAGAGTTTAATGAGTCTTCTATACCAGAAGGTTCTATTGGATTCATTTATCTTATGACTGCTATCATAGATGGTAAGTCTGTAGCTTATATTGGCAAGAAGAATTTCTTTTCTAATGTAAAGAAAAAGCTTGGTAAAAAAGCTTTAGCCTTGGTCACTGATAAAAGACTAAAAAAATATACCCGTGAACAGAAACCTAACTTTATGAACTACTATAGTAGCAATCAGCAACTAAAAGAAGCTTATAAAGCAGGAGTTATGATTAAAAGAGAAATCTTAATGATTTGTTATTCAGCAACTGAACTAACATATCAAGAAGTAAAGCATCAGTTTAAGTATGAGGTGCTTGAAAGAGAAGAGTATTTAAATGCCAATATACTTGGCAGATTTTACAAAACAAAATAACTATGACAGAATTAGAAATGACAGGCCTTCTACTTAAGTTGGCTGATCTTGGCGTTACTGGAATTAAAGTACATTATGCAGGGAGTGGAGACTCTGGTGCAATTGAAAATGTTGTTTACACAACTGAAGAACTTGATGAAGATGAGATAGATGCATTTAATGAAATTGATACTCTAGACATATGGGGTAATGACAGAAATGATTTAAATGACTTAAGCACTGAACTTTGTAGTGAAGTTGACTCTTTTGTTATAGATAGACTACTTAATGATATTGAAGATTGGTGGAATAATGATGGAGGTGAGGGTACTGTTTGTATCATAGTTCCATCTGGAAAATACAAAATAAATAATCAGATATATATAACTACTGCTGAGGAGTTTATACATAGTGGAGAATTAATAGATAAAACTTTAGATTAATGGCACATCCTTTAGATCATTGTAAATCATCAGTTAAGAGATTTGGTGGACATATACTTGATTACCAGGCAATTCATGATTGGTTTGATGAAACTAAAAAATGGATTGGGCATAGTAAACATAGAATGTTCCGTCACCACAGTGAGGGAATATTTGAATGTGAGCGTGTATTTGGTGTAAGTTTTATTAATTCAGATGGAAAAACTGTATATACAAGATATGTTGGAGAACAGCATGTAAAAGAGGATTGCTTTGGTTATATACCAAGTGCAAAAGAATGGGTAAAGGCTTTAGAGTCTGGTAAGCCTGAAGAATGGATGATTAAAACACTTAAAATTGAAGACTAATGGAAGACAAGAAAATTTTTACACTTCAAGAGCATTTAGATGCAATAGAAGCTGCTTATTCAATAGGAGCTGTTGAATCAGTTACTAAAAAAGATAAGTATAGACTAATTGCTAGTTTACAAAAAGCTGTTATTAAATATGCAAAAGTTAAAACAATTAAAATTGAAGACTAATGGAAAGTGTGACACATGAAAGTTTACTAGAAAACAACTGGGAATGTACTGATGTAAAAAATCAAAAATATAACCATACTTTTTTACCAGATTTAATATTATTTCTGAGTAAAGATTATGGTATTGATAACAACTATATGATAAAGTTATTATCAACTCCAGATCTTGGAGAAACTGTAAGTTTAAATATAAACTGTGTTACCATTAAGGATTTAGGAGGACTTGCGCATTTACTACATAAAGTAAGTGTTGTAGGTTTAATTAAAAGATTATTGATAAACTATTAAATTGAGAACTAATGGAATTGAATAAAACAGAAACAGAGAACTTACTTAGTATGTTAAACTCTTCAGATAGAGATAATTACTATGTTGCACTTAAAGCAATAGATGCACATGAATTTGATGACTCAACTGTTGGTTTCTTATTGTATTTGTATAAGTTTTCTAAGTCTACTTATGCTAAATGGAAAGAAGAAGCACTAAAGTCAACTGTTATTCTTGAAAAATTACTACCTGGTCTTTCTGATGAACCTTTAACATACTCAAGAGCATTAACAGTTATGATTAATAAAAGAGTAAATAAAGATTCTATAGAAATGTTTTTGGAGAGACACGTAAAAGAACTAGTAACACAATTAGAAAACATGGGTTACCCAACTGAGAAGTTGGATTTGTCCATTAAACTGAAAGAACGTGAGTAGAGAAGAAACACTTGGTAAAGCAAGTAAAGAGTTAATGTGGAAAGAGCCCTTCTATGGGTTCTTTCTACTTATGCTGAATAAAGTATGGAATAATAAAGTTCCTACGGCTGGTGTAAGTAAGCATAATATTAATTATCAGCTTGCAATCAATGAAGACTTTTGGAATAGTCTCAGTGAGAATCACCGGATTGGTTTATTGAAGCATGAGTTATTGCATATAGCATACTTTCACTTAAGTATGTATTTTAATTTTCCTGACAAAAGACTAGCTAACATAGCTATGGACATGGAAATTAATCAGTATATTGATTCTGAATATCTTCCTGAAGGAGGTATAGATATTGATAATTATGCTGAATTAAATCTTGATAGAAAAGCTGGCTGTAGATATTATTATCAGATGCTAAAGCAGGCTAAGGATGAAAAGGATAAAAATGGTACATCTGGATGTCCAAACTTTGATAACTTATGTGATCAAATGGATAATGGAGGTGATGGATTACCTGATCATAGTACATGGGAAGAGTTTGAAGAACTTACTGAAGCTGAGCAAAAGCTTATGCAGAAGCAAATGGATACTCTTTTACAGAATGCTTCTATACAAACTGAGAAGAAGCGTGGTACTGTTCCAGGACATATAAAAGATCATCTTATAGAAATAAGTAAACTTGAACCACCTAAGTTTAACTGGAAACAGTATATGCGTAGGTTTACTGGTGCAAGTACTAAAGTCTATACAAAGAAGATTAGAAGAAAAGAGAATAGAAGGTATTCTGAGAATCCAGGTCTTAAGATTAAGATGAAACAACATATGTTGCTGGGTATAGATACTTCTGGTTCTGTAAGTGACTCTGAGTTACAAGAGTTTATGAATGAGATAACACACATTTATAAATGCGGAGTTGATGTAACTATTATTCAATGTGATACTACTATTAGATCTATTGAACCTTTTAATCCAAAGAAAGAGTTCAAAGTACATGGTAGAGGTGGTAGGGTCAAATGTGCCACCCTGTACAGTGATGTACAGTAAAAAATGCTGTAAATTGCGGGAAAATGCTTAGAGCTATTAATTACTAACTTATGATGGTAACATACATAAGGGCTAGACTAATTATCTAGATATAGTAAAAAGATTAATAGATTGCACAATCCGCAGCCAAGTTTCTTGTAAGTGTAAAATATTATTCTTAAATTGGATGTATATATATACCACCATGAAAAGAAAATATAATGTAAATGATAACTATTTTAATAAAATAGATAATGAAGAAAAAGCTTATTGGTTAGGTTTTTTACTAGCAGATGGTTGTATTCATGAAAGAGCAGGACAAGATAGGTTATCTTTAGTATTAAGTATTAAAGATAAAGATCATTTAGAAAAGTTTAAAAAAAGTTTATCTTTTGAAGGACCAATAAATGATTATACTAAAAAGTCTGGTTTATTTATTGGTTTAGAACATTCATTTGTTAGAATTACCTCTCAACTCTTAGTTAATGATTTAGCAAGAGTAGGATGTGTACCAAGAAAATCATTAACTCTAGAATTTCCAATAATAAATGATAGTTTAGTTCATCATTTTATTAGGGGATATTTTGATGGAGATGGTAGTGTATTTATATCTAAAGAAAAACATTGGAGA